CCCGCGTCGGCGACGGCGTGATGTACGGCGAGTGGTACATCCGCGCCGACAGCGACGGCGATGGCGTGGCCGAGCTGCGCTACATCTGCACCATGGGCGAGGCCCACGCCATCGTCCGCGACGAGCCCGCCAACCGGATCAAGTTCGCTCTCTTCAGCTGCGACCCGATCTCCCACACCCTGGTCGGCGACAGCATCGCCGACCTCACCGTCGACATCCAGCGGATCAAGACCAACATGACGCGCGGCGTGCTGGACAGCCTGGCCGAGAGCATCAATCCCAAGACGGTGGTCAACGAGCTGGTGACCAACCTCGACGACGCGCTCAACGACGACCTGGGCGCGGTGATCAGAACCAGGGGCGACCCCTCGGCCGCCGTGCAATTCGCCACCACCCCATTCGTCGGCCAGCAGGCCCTGCCGGTCCTCGAGTATTTGGACGCCGTCCAGCAGCGCCGCACCGGCCTCTCCGACGCGGCGCGCGGCCTCGACCCGAAGGCCCTGCAATCCTCGACCATGATCGGCGTCGAGGCGGTGATCAACGGACAGCAGGAGCGCACCGAACTGGTGGCCAGGGTCCTGGCCGAGACTGGCTTCAGGGATTTGTTCCACGGCCTGTTCAACGAGATCGTCGAGAACGAGAACCAGTCGCGCACCCTGCGCATCAACGGCAGCTGGCAGACCTACCACACCTCGATGTTCGACGCCGACATGTCGGTCGAGGTCAACCCGACCCTCGGCAAGGGTTCGGACACCGTCAGAATGATGACCCTGCAGCAGATCAAGCAGGACCAGATGATGGTGTTCCAGCAATTCGGGCCGCAGAACCCGGTGGTCGGCATCCCGGAGATGCTGAACACCATCACCGACATGCTGGAGATCGCCAACATCAAGAACGTCGGGCGCTACTTCAAGACCCCCGATCCGCAGGTGATCCAGCAGATGCAGAGCGCGCCGAAGGAGCCCGACGCGATGACCATCGCCGCGCGCGCGAACTACGAGCGGGTCAAGAGCCAGACCGCCAAGGCGATGGGCGACCAGCAGTTCAACGCCCAGAAGCAGGCCCAGGACGAGGCCTTCCGGCGCGACAAGCTCGCCCAGCAACAGGCCTACGAGGCCGAGAAAATCCGGGTGCAGGAGGCCGGGCTCGCCCTCGACCATCAGGTCGACATGGCCCAGGTCGTCGTCGACATGGCCAAGGCCACCGCGCCCAAGCCAACGCCGTCGGGCGGCGACTTGCCGGAAGGCTAAAAGCGAAGTATTCATCTTAGCAACCTGCGAAGTTGTCACTGGGACAACTTGGTTGCCGATGATCAGATGTCGGCGCTGGGCAGCGACAGAGCGAAGATCGAAAGCTTAAGCGAGCGGCGGGAACTCTCGGCCGCCGCCAAGGCGTTGCTCTCCGACAAGGCCTTCGGCCACGTCTACCTCCAGCTCCGGCAGCAGTGGTTCAACGAGCTGGTCGAGCTGCCGCACGCCAGCGCGCGGCAGGACGAGCTGGCGGCCCGCCTGCGCGCCCTCGACGTCATCCCGACGGCCCTCGCCAACCTGCTCGAAAACTACCGCCACGACGCCCAGCGAGCCAGCCATGGCTGAGGCTGACCTCTCAATGGATGTCCTGCGTGAGGCCTTCGACTATGACCCCCTCGGAGGTCATCTGATTTGGCGGCGGAAGAAGCGGTTCGGCCGGATCGCGGGCCATCTCACCAACCAGGGCTACATCGCGGTCGATCTGCGATGGAAAGGCGTTCGCCACCAGTTGCTTGCCCATCGGGTCATTTGGGCGCTCGTAACCGGAGAATGGCCGGAGGCGATTGTTGACCATCGCAACGGGGTCGGAAGCGATAATCGCCAGAACAACCTTCGAACGGCAAACGACAGCGAAAGCTGTCACAACAAAGCTCTGAGCGAGTTCGCAGGCACATCTGCCGTCGGACGTAAGTGGCAAGCGAGAATATGCGTCAATCGAAGGTACGTTTACCTCGGCTTGTTCGACAGCAGAGCGCAGGCTCACGCCGCTTATCTTGAGGCGCGAGCGAAGCTCGTTCCGTTCCAGCCAATTCCGAGGAGGGCCGCCTAATGCCCCCAGAGGGATTGGACGAGGCGCTCGAGGCCTTCGCGCAAGAGATCCCCCAGGCCACGCGGCAGCGCGATCAGGCCGGGCGGTTCGTCTCCACCGGCAAGCCGGAGGCGATCTTCCAGCCGCGCGACATCGAAGGCGACGAGCGCGGAGACACCTCCGACGGCGGGGCGGACCCCCGCTTGCTTGAACAGGAGAGGAGAGTTGCAGATGGCCGGTCTGAAGAAGGGGAGCCCGCTCAGAAGCCCGCGAAACGCGCTCCAGCCCCCGCCAACGACAATGACGAGCCAGCCGAAGATCAGCCGCCAGAGCGGATCGGCGAAGCCGACGATGCCGATCCAGACGCTGAAAAACCAGACAAGGGGGACGGCGCGGATGGGGACGCCAGCGAGGACACCTCGCCCCGGTACAAAATCCAGGTAGACGGGGAAGAGAAAGAGGTCAGCCTCAACGAGGCCCTGCGCTGCTATCAGCGCGAAGAGACGTTCAACAACCGCATGCGGCAGATGGTCGAGGTCGCCAAGACCATCGACCAGCGCGGCGCGGAGGCCAACCTCGCCCGCGAGGCCTACATCCAGCTCTGCCAGAACCAGGAGCAGGAGTTCGCCGCGCTGATCCCCAAGGAGCCCGACTGGGAGCAGCTCTACAGGCAGGACCCGGCCGCCGCCCACCAGCTCGAAACGAACTACAAGCAGGTCTACGGCACGCTGAATGCGATCCGCCAGCGCCGCGCCCAGGCGCAACAGGAGGCGTTCAACGCCAACGCCCAGCGCACCGCCGCTTATGCGCGGGCCGAGTTCGACAAGTTCCGCGCCAGGAACAAGCTCACCGACCAGCAGAGCCTCGACAAGGCCATCGGCTACATGCGCAGGACCGCGATGGAGGCCGGGTTCAGCGAGGACGAGATCGGCACGACCTACGACGAGCGCATGCTGACCGTCCTCAACAAGGCGGCCAAGTACGACAACATGATGCGCAACAAGCCCTTGCCGGTGCAGCCTGAGCGCCAGGGCGCGCTCCAGCCAGGATCCGCGCCGCGCATCGGCAACGGCGCGCAACGCTCGATGAACGACGCGATGCGGCGGCTCCAGGCCACCGGGCGCGTGGACGATGCGGCGGGGGTGTTCGCCCAGATGCTGCGGCCCCGCCAATAAGTCCGGGTTCAACCGGAGACCCCATAGTCTAGCCGTTCGGGCTAGAGACCAGTCCAGCGCATTCGCTGGAGACAGTCCCTCTTGCCCGAAAGGATCATCTCCGTGCCCAAGGTCACGAACGCCTTTACCACTTACAACGCTCAAGCAAACCGCGAAGACCTCAGCAACGCCATCTACAACATTGACCCATTCGACACGCCGGTCATGTCGGCTATCCGGAGAAGGAACGTCAAGAACCGGATCTTCGACTGGCAGACTGAGTTCTTGCCGCTGGTTAACCTTGCGAATGCCCAGGTCGAAGGCTTCGCGCTCGCCAACGGGCCCAGCCAGCCGACCATCCGCCGCAACAATGTGACCCAGATCTCGGAACGCGACGCGACCGTGTCCGGCTCGCAGGAGGAGGCCGACGCGGCGGGCAAGGGCTCCGAAATGGCCCACCAGATGGCGCTCGCCGCCAAGGTCCTGAAGAGCGACATGGAGAGCATCCTCTGCTCCCGCCAGCCGCGCAACGACGGCAACGACACCGGCCCGACCGCCAGGACCACCGAGGCCTTCTCGCACTGGCTCGGCCGGGCGACCGACAAGAACTCGAACACCGCCGCAGCGATTGCGCCGGGCACCGTCATCACCGGCCTGCCGGTCGCCGCCAGCGACGCCTTCCCGGCGCCCGGAGCGCCGGTCCCGATCACCGAGGCGATGCTCGGCGACGCGATGCAGCAGGCCTATGTCAACGGCGGCTCGCCCACGATGTGGATCGTCCCGCCGGGCCCGAAGCGCACCATCTCCACCTTCACCGG